CATCGGGTGTGAGCTGTGATAAATCAACCAAATTCTTATGAGAAATTTTATACCTGCCTGACAGGATTTTTGGGACCATTTCAGGGGCTTTCTGTCCGATGGCTTCTAAAGCTCGAGTATATACTGCGTACTTTAGAACGGTGCCGTTTGAGATATGATTTTCTTGTGCAATTCGCTGAGCTGTAGCATGACCGGATGAAGAAGGAGTAGCCTCGTTTGCATCAGATATCTCACATGAAAATTGATCTTTCGACTCGCCATATTGATTTTTACCTTGCGCATTTTTAAAACTGTGTGCAAGCTTCTCTGATTCATACTGCATACCAATCAGAAATTTTCGTGTTTCCTCTGTGATATTGCGTCTGCCAAGTTGATTAGCGCAAATCCATGCAATAGCAGATTCACGGCAATTAAACTCCATCTTGATAACCGAATAAGGAATTTGATGCCTTGAGCATATTTCATATCGATTGTGTCCATCAATAATAAACCCATTCCATGTGATAATTGGATCTCGGCACCCATCCGCTAAAAGATTGGCTTCAAGTTGAAGATACTCATTTTTTTGCAAAGGGCGAATAAGATTTTTGAAATCCTTATCAATATTAAGGGGATATAAAGCTTTACTTTCCATAAATGTCTCCCCGTTACATATCAATTTTTTGAAGCGAATCTAGGCTGAAAACAACGATTCGCTCATCCTGAATAGCAGCGCCTGTTAAACGATAAGAGTTGCCCTCGGTAAAACAATTAAATTCTTCACATAGCTTATCGATAAAAGGACGGCTGTAAATTTCAAAAGAATTGTCTGATTCTATACGGGCTTGGTCGATCCTATGTGTTTGTAGGTCAACTTGTTCTTTTTCGACTGCCCTAATTGCTACCAATCTGCTTTTTATGTTTACCAGAAACTGAATATATCTCGGGTCACCAATTAGATGCAAGGATTCCTTATGTACCCGAATACGAAATTTCTTCAAATCAATCGATATTTGAGTAAGAAGGTTTGATGATTCAATCATCCGTTTATACCTCCATTGTTTGAGTTTGGTGTTCTTTTTCCGTTGTCTCGAAGTTTTCTTTAATAGCGTAAATAGCATAACCTTCAAAAATATTAATTTGCATAGATTGTCTATGCTCTTTAAATGGTAAGCCAAATTGCTCCTGCCATTCCGAAGGGAACACAGGAGTTCTCGATGTCTTTGGTTTTGCTCCTTCTACAAATGTTCTCTGGTATACCTCAGTAGCAGTTAAGTCAAAGGCAATCAGATATTCGCCATTTGCTTGTACAAGTTTTCCGGTAAGTTTATACCGATGATCCGGATTCCAATTCATAAGTGAAACTATTTTTGCAAAAAACAATCTGCAAGTTGTTTGCTTAGGTTTGCGCTTGCCTTTTGAATTGTTACACCAAAGAAAAGAATCTCGTTCTCCTTCTCCGCAGGGCCGGAGAGCGAGAATTTTCGTATTTCGGTTGACAAGCACCTGTACATAGTCTGTCTCTGGAAACTTTGTTAGACAGGCGGTATTCACATAAAATTTGTAGTTGTTGAATGAAATCGATGGCTCGTTTAAATGCGCAAAAAACTCACGCCGAACAACCTGAAAGCCATCAAAGTCGAAGGACGCACCCATCTCTAAAAGCTCGTCATTTTTCCCAAGGACAGGCGCACCGTGTAATGTGGTTTCAACTGCTTGAAAGCTATTCATTATACTCTGGGATCCCTCGGCTTTTATCATTTGTTCTTTATGTTCATTCATGATATGTTTCCTCCAGTAAGGCGCCTTTTAATTCTTGCTTGATATAGTTTTTTAACTCATCAAACTCGGTCACCGATATCCTTTTCCCTGTTTCAAAAAGCTGTCCTTCTAAGCGAATCTTCCAATCATCCTCGCTTTGACTTTCGAGGGCAGCGAGAGAAAGTTCGTGAAAATAAAACTGCTTTCCAAATGAGGAAGCCCATTTTTCAGGAATCGCACGAATACGGTTACCATAAGGAGTCAAGGGTTGAACGGAAACCGAATTTGCCTCAGAGGATTCCTGTGTTGTAAGAATATATGATTTAAAAAAGGCTTCGGAATTAATGATATCAAAGATATATACCAACTCATTATCTTGTTCATATAAAGAACCAATGATTCGATATTTGCAGTCAGTGTTCCACCCAAACAAAGAAAAAAGAGTATCGTTGAATGCCGCCGATGAAATATCGCGAGGATAATAGTTTGTATTTGAAATTTTAGAAATCACAACGGCACTACGATTTTTCTTATCCGTTGGACGAATTGCAAACTTTCTTTCAATGGGGTTAATCAGCAATTCCACATGATTCTTGCTGTCGAATTTTCGGATGCATTTCATACTAAACTTAATCTTCTTGTCCCCAAAGGTAACAGTAGGCCGCCGTCCGGAATCTAAAAACTCAGAACGCGTGACTTCAAAGCCACGCAAATCAAAATCCCCAGCGTCTACCTCAAGTTGATATTCTTCTTCAACTTCAATTTCTTGTTCAGTTTCGAGTGCAGAATAAACACTTTTAGCTGCTCCAAAATATTCCGCTTCTTTAAATCCTGACCATCGAGGATTAATGGTTACAAAACCTTTTAAAATACCACTGTCAATCACTCTTAACTCAGGTAAAATCGACTTATTGCCGTACTTGGCATTATCAAGCATTCTCTGCACAGCAATGAAGTCATCTCTGGATACAATTGCTCTGTGATGATTGAAGTATCTGCTCTGTGGACGTTCCCCGCGATTTTTCTTAGAAAGATGATCCCTGTAATTTGGAGTAAAAGTTTTTCGAGTATATACATCACCACAATGTCGTTCGTTTCGCAATATTTGCGTGATACTGCCTGATGTCCATTTGATATTGCCAAGATAAGAACGGCGTCCAAGAGCAATAAATGCGTTTGCAATCTGCTCAGTTGAATACCCATACAGATACATATAGAAGGCAAGCTTTACAGTAGGGGCCTCCTCCGGATTGATTTCTAACTCTCCATTTGAATCATGGGTATATCCCAATAGCTTAGGGGTCAGAGGAATACCATTATCCAATCTCATGCGTAAAGAGGTTTCCATGCTTCGGCTTCTTGTGTGCGACTCCTCCTCTGCCATGGTAGCCAGAAAAGTTAGTGCCATCTGTGAATCTTCTTTTAAAGAAAAGATGCTTTCAGATTCAAAGAAAACGCCAACCGGAGGTTTGAGCGCTGCTAAATCTCTAACAATACCAATACAATCCGTGACATTACGTGCAAACCGCGAAACGTTTTTGCAAACAATCATGTCTATCTTTCCGGATTTACAATCGGCAATCATGCGGTTAAACTCATTTCTGTGCTTAAGTGAAGTACCGCTAATACCCTCATCGGCGTAGATTTTGACAAGTGTCCAGTTGGGATGATGTAAGACAAAGTCCTCGTAGTACTTTTTCTGCAACTCATAGGATGTTGTCTGCTTCACATCATCTGTTGAAACACGAACATAGATCGCTACATTTTGATTAATATCGTTGTCATAGTAATCCGTTTGTTTTCTTTCGGGAATATATTCGTAATTTTCACGGTCAATGGTTGTCTGCATTCTTCTACGAGTCTTTTCAATGGCTTGCTGTTTTTTAATGCGTTTCTGCTGGTCAATCATGCAGTAAATCCCTCGCTTTGTATTCATCATCCGGAAGTGTTTGCCAATCAGGCGAAGGTAAAAAATATGCATCTCTTAAATCTTCTCGGTAATAAGATGCGAGAGTAAAAACATCTTCTGAAATAAAATAAATACCAATAGGATGGTTTTGGGCAGCAAGCAAACGGGCACAAAGCGTTATTTCATATATCCTTTTCGATACATTAGAAACCTTCTGTGTGATAATCAAATCCACCTTACCGTCAAAGCAATCATTTAATAAACGGGTCCACTCAGGAGATGATTCCATATTTGGTGTCCCGGAACCTTCATCTATATAAAAATCTACCAGCGTCCAATTCGGACAAAGATTAACTGTGTCCGTAAACTGCTTTTTGTGATATGAAAGATAATCTTCATACTTCGTCTGATTGAAATATCGAATATAGATTCCAACCTTGTATGGCACTTCAGTACTCGGTCTTTCGTGACGGATACGACCCAACCATTCTTTATGTTCTGTGATCTTTCTCGATTGTTCTGAATCTTCACCAAAAATGATAGAGAATTGCGGTGTTTCCACAATATCATTCATCTTTTTAAATATTTCAATTTCGTTCATTGTAATTACCCCCGTGATAAAGTAATCTTCTAATTATTTTATCGCGGTTTTCCGACAAAATAAATAAACCACAGGTCAAGAACATGACTCGTGGTTTATAAATAAAAAAATAAATAACAGGTCAGACAACCACCCTGTTATTTATCATACATATTCTTATTTGAATGCATGGTAGCTTTTAATTCCTTAACGATTTTGATGATAGAATCAATTTCATCAGGGGTGCAGTCGCCGAGAATTTCTGCAAATTCATTCTGATATAAATTATTCACCTCGGGGATGTCCGGACGAATCAGCACATCAGTGGAAATTTGCATAGCTTCTGCAATACGAGTGAAAGTGGCCAGCATCATTTTAGTTTTTCCAAGTTCAATGTCGCTGATATGAGAAAGGCCAATGTTTGCTTTTTCAGATAAATCCGCTTGCGTCATACCTTTCTGAATGCGAAACTTTCTAATTCTTTCTCCGACTTTTTTATATTCCTCTTTGACCTTGCCGTCCACCATCACACCTCCCCCGCTTCGTCTACAGGCTATATCTTATTAAAATTATATCGGGCATAGCCCATAATTTATATAGTCTGCAATACAAGTTATATTCTATAGGCTATAATGATGCCAATAAAATTTTTGGAGGTATCAATCATGGCACTTAATTACATATCAATCGGTCAAAAAATTAAAACTATCAGAAAAAGAAAAGGTCTTTCTCAATTGTCTCTCTCTGAACTGATCGACCGTTCCCCGACATATGTGAGCTACATAGAATGTGGGATTAAAAGCATGAGTCTGGAGGTTTTGGTCCTTATTGCAAATGCATTAAACACCTCTGCCGATGAGCTTCTCATGAGCAATCTAGAAAACACCATCAAAGTTTCGAATCATGAACTAACAGCAGTCTTTTCTGATTGCAGCGACTATGAAAGAAGGGTTTTGATTGATATCACAACGGCAGCAAAAACATCTTTGCGTGAAAACAGGTTTTATTCCCGTACCCACAGATAAATATTATATAAACGAAAAACAAGAGGTGCAATCTACCGGAGGTCAAGAAATAAACCTTTGGTTTATGAATGAAAAAATGCTGAAAGTGTATCGGAGTTGGAAAATTACATTTTCACAAAAACCGATTACATTTTCAGCAAAACTAATTATCTTTTCTATTTATTTGGTATAATGTCTTTGTTGACTTAATGCCATTCACTTGCTTGTTCCATGCCATTGGAGTGAGGGTCATGATGCCATTGGAGTGCGGTGTTTTGCTTCTTCATCGCTCTCAAAACTTAAAATTTTAGCAAGCATCATTTCTAATGGATTACATGAAATCTAATTTTTCGTTTCAGAGGAATCAAATCCCCGAAAGCCCTTGATATACAAGGAATATAGCGGCATAAAACAAAAAACCACCTTGAAAAATTCTTTGATTTTTCGGGGTGGTTTACTCTATATTGTGGGAGAGCGCTTGAATGGCATTCAAGAGGTCGCCTGACACTCATATAGGCACTAACGCAAAATTTACGGCTGAGTGAGTCGCAAAAATCACGATAAAACAACAGAAAACTAAATACGGGGGCGTGGCGCAGCTGGGAGCGCGTCTGAATGGCATTCAGAAGGTCAGGGGTTCGATCCCCCTCGTCTCCACCACCAATTTGTCCAAAAACCCGCTTTTAAAGCGGGTTTTTGACGTTTCTGGGACGATTTTTAGGCGTTTTTTGGACATTTTCCCCACCTGGATTTAAAAGAGCTGATGGCTTACCACGTTAGGGCGGCCATCAGCTTATTCATTCCAATCATATTTATCGCTCTTTTCAAATTATAGACAAGAAAACTAAGCCCCAGCTCTGCTGAAGCTTTTTCCTTGCCCTTGCATAACAGGTAATGTGCCCCGTGATACCATTTTACTGTCCCAAAGGGGTGTTCGCTCAGGCACATCCGCAGTTTCTGTTTCTCTTTGTCTTCTCGGATGCGGATTACTACCTTTTTATCGGGGCTTGATTTCCTGTCCAGCACGTGGTTGTACGGGCTGATTTTTGCATTTGGCGGTATCTGCTGCAAACCCTGAGGACTGCTGCCGTATATCTTCACCGGTACACAGTCCGTATTCGGCCCAAAGCTCACGGTTTTATACCTGCTTCCGGGTACACAGCGGTTAGGACACTGGCGGCAGGCATCCCTGCACTGGTATATTGTGTTTTCTCCCTTTTTATGTTTCTTCCTCAT